CTGGCTCTCAACCGATTTCATGTACGCGGCTTTCTCTGCGTCCGTTTGCAGATTGAGCACCTTCACCGCCAGATGAAGAGATTTGCCAGGAGCGTTACTCGTGCTATCAGGCGTATCTGTCACATCATTAGGCACCTCGGTTACTGTCGTTTGACCTGGTGGTGGCAGCATTGGCGGAGGTGGCGGTGGATTGATCGCTTTACCGCTCATGGCTGCGATATAGTCGTCCAGGTCCTCCACATGCACCGGTATCTGATTGATGATCACGAAGTCTTTGACGTTGAGCTTTGGTCTGCCCTGGATTTCGCGGGCTTCTAGGAATGTGGCTGTACTGGCGGTAAATTCTGCCGTCGCCCTATCGGACGCTTGCCCTTTGGCTTCCTGCAATCGTGCCTGAATAGCCTCGACATCTTCCTGATCGTAGCCAAGGAAGCCACCATACCGCGGCGTGAGCCACATGTTCAAGCTATCTTGGAACGTGTCGAGGATAGGAAATACAATCTCGGTATAGAGCGCATACCGCGCCTCTTCCTGGTTGCTATAGGTACTGTCAGCCAATCCTAACAGGAACAAGGGGAAGTTGAAGAAGATACCTGCAATGTCACGATCACCTTTGGTAGAACTCTCTAGCCAATCAAGCTCATACGGTGACATGCTCATCGATTGCCACTTGACGCCGCCATGCAAGATAGCGGTTTCGCCAGCGTTACGCGGCCCTGCGAACTTCTTCCTGATCTCTTCTTTGAGTTGCTTGTATTCCGTATCGCCTAGCAGCGCATCCGTGACCCAGGCTCCGCCAGGGCGGGCCATGTTGGACATGAGACCGAGGTTCCATTTCTTGCCGGCCTTCTGAATGTCCACATCCATCGCCGCGACCTCAATGGGTGACATGCCGTATACGTCATCGTTTCCTGCAAACAATTTGTTATGCATCACGAACGGATCGCCATACCTGCGCGGTGGAGAGAAGTTGCCAAACTCATAGTACAGCGGCCCGTTGTTATCGACTTTGATCTTGGTATGATCGGGGCGCAAGTTGTACAGTTCGTCGAACTTGCCCGCCTGGTTCGTAGCAGCGTTGATGCCGAGGATGTAAGAGTTTCCGGTGAGACAATAGTACGCCAGCATGGCCTCTCTGAACGAGGTGCCTGCCGTCTTGGGTGCAGGCATATTCCAGAGTTGCAGCAGGTCCGAGTTGGGCATCTCGCGCTTCTTCTTCTCATCGGTATAATGCTTCCACTTGATACCTGCACCTGCACGCGCGATGTGGCCCACCACGCGGAATACCGTTCCATTGCTGCGATAGCCCTCCTGAATGTAGGCTCTCATGTTGCGTGGCATTTGCGCAGGGGTGGCTACGCCTTGCTGTGCTACGACGACCTGGATATTCGGGTCGGCTTTGCTCTCTGCCTGCCTGATGGGACGGTTACGGCGTCTCGTCATGCATCACCTCGATCTCATCCTCTTGTATGAGCTTCACTCGATTAGCATAAGGGAACCAGTGGACATATACATATCCAGGGACAATCTCATCGAACTTCGTATCAACCATACCTACCTTTGCATGGTTATATTTCAGCCTAATGATGTCTTTATGTTTAAAGGTGACTATGCGGTTACGGCGTCTACTCATGCTTCACCTCGCTTGGGTAGATCGCCCGATCACATTCCCATGCAATACTTTTTGCCTGTTTCGAGATCAAACTAAACCCAGAATCAGGCTCTATTGTCTTTTGCTCTATCATGGAAAGGTAGGCGGCTATTTGCTTGATGCTTCTGTCAATAGTAGAGACTTTGCTCGTAATTCTTTTCTCATCAATTTCACTCATTCCAGCCTCCCTCATGGGTCTCACTCCATTGGAACGGATCCATGAGTAATCCGCCTTTCTTGTAGAGTTCCTGCTCTCTCACCTGGGCTTCTTCCTCTGCCTGCTGCCGCTGTTCTTCTGTCACCGCTTCCGCTTGCTTGAGTTGCTCGATACTCAAGGTGGTGTCGAGTTCTTCCGCATCATCATCCAGGTCAAGCAGCCCTGGTCGGCCATAGGTGCTAATGACAAATGCCATCATTGCATGGCAGTCCGGGTATTCATCGTGTGGCGCTTTGGGGAAGCTGAACAACTCTTTCTCCGCCTCTTCGATGCCTGGCATATCCTTGTGGTGATACACTTTGCCATTGCTGTAGAGGATGGAGCCGGTAGTGGAGCGCGTGATCTTGTCGGTTTGCGGAGTAAACGGTTTAATCGGGAGTCCAAGCGAGATGAGATACTGGATCATTGCAAGCTGGTAGCCGACTTTCTCAACCGCTATGATGCTATGATGGAAGCGTTGGAATAAGAGCGGTATTTGCTGCTGCTGTTCTGAAAAGTCCAGGTGTTCATGCAAGGCATGGAGCAAGAGCGCATCCTTATAGGGCGTGATAGCCCAGGTCTCCATGAGGAAGAAGTCTGCGGTGCTTTTTGTCGATACTGCCAGGTCAATCACCGCCAGGTTCCAGCAGTCCTTGATAGGCACGGTGACCCGACCACGAGGCGTTTCCAGTAAATACGACTGCGTTGTCTGGTCTACCGTGAACCAGCGTCTATCTTTCTCTTTGTAGATATAGCCTCCGGTGGGTATTGGGCTTTGCTGGTACTGTGCTGAGTAGTGCAGCGGCCCAAGCTCTCTTTTCAGTTTGTCTAAAACCTCTGTGGGGAATTTCTCCGGCCATAACAGTTCTCCTTCTTCAGTACGTGGGTCTTCCCATCCAATGCTTGTGTAACTTTTGCGGGCAGGCTCATACTCTTCGGGCAGGTTCAGATGCTCCCACCCACCGAGCTTGAGAATGTGCCCGATCAAGTCCTCCTCATGCAATCGCTGGCCCACGATAATCATGGAGCCGTTTTCCTGGTCGTTCAAGCGAGACATCCAGGTTTTCCCGAACCATTCCTTGGTGGCGTCGATATCGGCAAGGCCAGCCATCGCATTGTTCGGGTCATCTATGAGCAAATGTGTGCCACGCTTCCCTGTTCCGCTGGCACGCACAGCAACCGCTATCGAATAACCGCGTTTATCATTCTCGAAGAAGCCTTTGACGTTTTGCGAGGAGGACAGGGTAAAGAGCGGCCCGTATCGTTGCTGAAACCAGTTAGACTCGATAAGATCACGCCGGTTCTTATTGTCACGTACTGCGAGATCAAGTGAATAGGATGCGCATAACCATCTGCTATACGGGTCACTAATCCAGCACCACACCGGAAAGAGGACAGAGACAAATGAGGACTTGGCGTGACCAGGGGCAATCGTGATTGCTAGACGTTTGATACGCTGCTCGAATACGGCTTGCAGGTGGTCGCACATCACATCGAGATGCCAGTTCCATACAAGGTCGGTGCCAGGTTCGAGCACAGGCCATGCTTGACGCGCAAAGAAGCGAAACTTCTCGCGGCCTCGCTCGCGTTTCTCAACCTCAAGCTTTTGCGCCAACTTCTGAGGATGTAACAGGTTACTCTTGGCGCGTGAGGCGACTGCTGGCTCTCTCAAGTATCTCTATCTCCTCATCAGTTAATGATTGCAATGCAGAGTCACGTTGCACCTGCCCTGGCATCGTCACATCAAGCTGCTGCTTCTCGCGGTACTCTGGCATAAGCGCCTTTGCATGGAATATCAAAAGCGTATCGCTATACTTGCGCACCGTCTTGATCAGCACGCCCATTTCATAGGTTGACTCGTCCCATCCCTCTTTACCTCGTCGGTAGATTTCAGCACGCAGCACGTCCTTGGCGTCTTCCTTGGCCTGATTGTAGGCAAAGAAGAAGTCCTCATCGTGTTCGAGCCAATCATAGACCGTGGTACGATGGATGCCAGCCGCTTGCGCTGCTACCAGGACGTTAGCTTGTTCTGAATAGGCTTGAAGAAAGATGCGCTGCTTTTCTTTCGTACTCAGCTTCTTTTTTATTACTGTAGGATTCGCGTTGTCTTCACTCATCCCTTCATCTCCCTCACCAGCTCCGCAATAGGCGCACAGCGGTAATGCTCAATCGTGTCGATCAAACTTAGAAGTTCAGTGCTTTTCTCTTGCATGTGCTGATAATATCTAGCGAATGCGTAACAGGCAGCGTCTGAGAAGTGCAATTGCACCGTGGGATGTTGCGCGAGTGCTTCTAATTCGGTCATACTTGCATTGCCTCCATCTGAACATCAAACAATTCCAATACTCCCTGTTTTGAATTTATTTGATTAGAATGGATTCGTACATGGCATTCTTTGTGAACTAAAGCACAATTATCACCAATGGTTTTACCACCATCTGTATAGCGGATGATATGATGTCCAATATCTGACTGCTTTACCTGTTTCTTGCAAATTGGACAAATACCATTTTGCTTGCTATAAGCGCGAAGGCGATCTAATTGGTCAAATGCGCGCCTCTTATCCAGAGACGCCAATCCCTCACAGGTAAAAACGGTATTCAAATGTTCTGCCCAAAATTGTCGTTGATACCTATTCTTAGTCAGTTGCTCATAAAAATTAGCAAATCTTGCTCTATTAGTCTCAAGGGCAAATTGTTGTATACCTAAAAACCACGGTGTTAAACAGCCCTCTTTTGATTTTTTCAAATCATAATTTGCGTCATCCAGGAAAATAGCACACTGATAGAGAGGAATAATCTCACGCATATTATGAATCTGAATACCCTTAAACACCTGATGTATTTCATCAAGGCGACGAACGATTTTCTTTGCAAAGTCATCTGAATTAACTTGCTTATCCTTCGTTCCGGCAGCTAAGTCTTTCAAACTTGGCATAGTAACATTGGCATACCCATTAGCCAATTCCAACATAAAAATATAGAGACAAGATTGAAAGGTATTTTTACGATCTGTCTGTCCTGCATACTGTTCTCTCCAAAATTGATGATCCAGCAAAGTAACAGCACGTGCTGTTGTTTCGCTCGTATATGAAAACAGCTTCTCGGCACCTGTTAGCCTTACCTGATTTTGTAGCCTGCGAAACATAACTCCAAGGAAAGTGGGGTCAACATCTTCAAGTATTTTGAAGTGAAGCCTATAAGTATTAAGAATATCTCTATTTTCTTGGGATAAGTCTCTATAGTATTTACCCGGTTCAATAGGCTTATAGTGAGGTTCATCTGCATGAGTGGCATTCATTGTCGGAAACTTATTTTCCATAAATTCAAAGATAGCAGATAAACGTTGCTGCCCATCAATCACCCAATAATGTTCTCCAAGTAAAAGTTGTTTTTTGCTGAAAGCCAGGATAGCGGGAATATAAAAACCTCGGAAGATGCTATCAATGAGATACTGTTTCATCCGAAGTTTCCATACTTTTTCTCTTTGAAAAGAGGGATAGTTTTCGTATATAAACCTATCATGAAACAATGATCTAATATTAATATCCAATGCTTGTTGTTTCACTTGCATGGCTTGCGTAGTTGTTATCATACTCACCTCCGAGGTGCATATATGCCCAATGGCGTCACTTTCGAGCGTGGCGATGGCTGCCAGTCATACGATTGTGTGCGCGCGGTGAAGACCCACACCAACCATCCGCAGAGGAAGGTGGTGAGGCTGAATGTCGTGAGGATGATGGAGAGGAAGTCATTCATGGGCTGGCTCCTCACGATGTTTACGGCTTTCCAGCCATTCCTTGTACACTCTTGTGTAGCGTGCAGTATCCTCATCAATTAATCTCGCGCTCAATTTATTCTGCTCATCCAATGCGTCGGCAATGCGGTACAGCACCGTCAAGAGGCTGCGGAATTGTTCAGGCGTCATACTCTTCCCATCCGTCGTAGTAGTCCTGCTCCTCGTTATATTCGGCATCTTCATAGCAGTCAAGACAGAAATCAGCATCGAAATAATTCAGTATTGCGCCGCACTTGGAGCAACATTCGGAGTCCATGAGCCAGATCACATCCATTAGTGTTGCACCTCCTGCGCTTCACAGCCCTCATGCGTATCGAGGAAGCCGTTAAGCTGCTCGGTCATATCGAATTGCCGATAGTCCAGTGGGAGCGAGTCGCCACACCAGCACTGGAGCAATGGGTCATAGCCGAGCCTTTCGAGTATCACGAAATGGCGCACAGTCCGCGTGAGTTCGCGCTTCTGTCGTTTGGTTTGTGGTGTCGGACTGCGCAACTGGCCCAGGTCGCGATCAATGATGACGGGATGAGTGCTCATGTGGGCCTCCTGACAACAAAAAAGGGTGTTTCATCCTTCCTGGTGAAAGGATGAAACACCCGGTATTTACCACTCTGTCGGTGTCTACGCCATTGTATTATTCCGTTGGCATGCGATCCTTCGGCTTCA